GTTCCCGGTGCCGCCGGCGGCCTACGACGTGCGCTCGTGGCAGCGGTGGTTGTTCGACCGGATCGGTGACGTCGACACCCACGAGCGGTGCGAACACTTCATCGTGGCTGGGGAGCATCCGTACGCGCCGAGTCATGGGCCGGGCAATGATCCGTACCTGGTGCGCGAGATCGGTACCGCGCTCGACGTGGCGACGTCGTTCCGGGGTGAGGTCAATGGGTGAGATCACCACGGGCGCGGCGTCGTTGACATTCACTGCCGATGGTCGGCTGTCGGCGTGGGCGTTGCGCCCGGGTGATGTGATCGTGGTCGAGCTATATCACCCGGTGTCGCCGATGAACGCCGCGAAGATCAAGGCGGTCGTGATGGAGTCGTTCCCGGGCCATGACGTGATGCTGGTCGAGGGCCGTTTCAAGGCGTACCGCCCAGTCGAGGAGCCCAAGCCCGAGCCGGCGTCGATCCCGTACCACGTCCACATGGACGATGGCAAGCCGATGCATGGCTTCTGATGAGGGCGATCCTGCGCGCGATCTGGACAGCCGAGCCGTCGGTGCTGCTGCTCTGGACGCTCTGGCTCGTCGCCATCGGCGTAATTCTGTTCACGCCATGAGTCGCCGCGAATGGCTGCTCACGCTCGCCGCGGCGGCCGCGATCGTCGTGTTTCAAGCGGGGCTGTTCTACGTCGCGATCCGGTGGGCGCGATGACAGCTCGCCGGCCACGCTCGGTCGAGGCTGCGGTTCGGCGGGACCTGCAGCGCCTGGGTCATCGCCAAGTCGGAGCCCAGGCAGCGCTGACGGAGATGGCGCTACGCCTAGCGAAGGCGATCGACGCGTGGCCGGTGACGAGCTCTGCAGCGTCGCTGTCGGCGATGACCAAGGCGCACCAAGAGCTACGTGCGACGCTTGCCGCGTTGATGGAGGTGGCAAGTGACGCTGACGACGGATTCGAGGGCCGTATGTCAACCCCTGTACGGGACACCCCGATCACCTGAGCGTGAAACGTACGGCCCGCGGATCGCCGAGATCGCGGAGGCGCTGGGTAAGCCGTTGATGCCGCACCAACGCGAGATCGCCGACATCGCGATGGAGATCGACCCGGCCACCGGGCGCCTGGCCTATTCGACCGTGGTCCTGATCGGGCCCCGCCAGGGCACCGGGAAGACCGAGACGATCTTCCCGGTGATGGTCCATCGGTGCGTGGGCTTCGCCCCGCTCGGTCCGCAACGCGTCCTGTACACGGCGCAGACCGCCGACTCGGCGCGTGAGAAGTGGCGCGACATCCACTATCCGCGGCTTAGGCGCTCACGGTTCCGGCGCTCGTTCCATGCCCGCCTGCGCCAGAACGCCGAGGCGTTCGAGTGGGTCAACGGGTCGATGTGGTCACCGGGCTCGACGACGGGCAAGACGGGCGGCACGGGTGACACGCTCGACTTGGGTGTGATCGACGAGGCGTGGGCGCACACCGCCCGGACCGAGTTGGCGATGCTACCGACGCAGATGACGCGCGACTCTGCGCAGTTGTGGTCGCTGTCGATGATCCCGGGCATCTCACGCGCCGACCCCGGTTCGTGGTCGTACCTGTCGGGCAAGCGCAAGACGGGCCGCATGATGGTCAACGCCGGTGTGCGCTCGGGGGTGGCGTTCTTCGACTACGCCGCGCCGGGTGACGCGTCGACGACGGACCCGGGTGATCCGGCGACGTGGTACCTGGCGATCCCGGGGCTCGGCCGAACGGTGCGGGAGTCGCGTGTAGCGCACGACTATGGCGAGATGGATCTGACCGACTTCTGCGCCGAGTACCTCGGGTGGGAGCCCAAACCGAACGCGGGGCGTTGGCTGTGGGTGACCCGCTCGACGTGGGATGGCCTGCTCGATGCGAACTCGACGATCGACGGGTCGTGCGCGATGGCGGTCGAGGTCGCCGACGATCGCTCCCGGGCGTGGATCGGTGTGGCCGGGCGTCGCTTCGATGGGCACTGGCATGGCGAGGTGGTCGAGCCGGGGCAGAACATCGCCGCGGACGCGGTCGGCATGGGCTGGGTGGAACCGCGCCTGGTCGAGCTGATCGACGCACACAAGCCGGTCACCGTCGTCATCGACCCCGCCCGGGAGGCTCGTTCGCTGATCGTGCCGCTACGCAACCGCGGCATCGACGTGACCACGCCGAACCTGCGCGAGATCGCCGGCGCATGCGGACGGTTCTACGATGCGACCGGGCAGGCGCTCGACGCCGACCACGAACCACCGGTCAAGATCCTCCACCTGGATCAGGTCGAGATCGCCGAGGCGCTGCAGGGCACCAAACCGCTCGACATCGGTGAGGGTGCGTTTACGCTGACGCGTCGCGGTGGTGCCGAGATCGGGGGCCTGCTCGTGGTGATTCTGGCGATGCTGGGGCACGAGGTGAAAGGCCCGCAAAGGGTCCCCGAGCCGCAGATCTTCGTCTAGCAACGTGTAAGCCTCTGCATCAATGCGGATCACAACGTGTAGCCTGCGGCCCATGAACCCGCAGCGCGTCACGGCTGGCCTGTGTGCCCTCGCTGGCCTGTACGTGCTCGTCGGCCCCGGGTGGGCTCTGCTCGCCGCGGGTGCGCTCCTGTGGATGGCCCCCGAGCCGCGTCGGGTGAGCGCGTTCGCAAAGCGCACCGCGGCGGGCATGGGGCGGGCTTGGCGGTGGGTCGCGTCATCGCGTCGCCGCGTCGCGATCGCGGTGACCCCGTCGGCGATCGTCGTGGCCGCGATCGGTGCCGCCCTGATCGGTGGCGCTGGCGTGGGCCTGGTCGTGGCCGCCGGAGGGATGTCCGGGGTGAGTCTGCTCGCCGGATGGAACGCGTAGGCCGGCCGTGGGCTGGCTGAGCGGACCCAAGGCGGCGGCGAGCGATCTCGTCGTATCCAACGAGCGCCAGATCATGAGCCTCAACCCGTTCGGTGCCGGCCCCAACCTGGGCGGGATGGTCGAGCAAGACGGCTCATTCGCGAACTACGCGTCGAGCGGCTACGGACGTAACGAGCTGGTCTATGCGTGCATCCGCTACCGCGGCGAGTCGCTGCCCCAGTCGGTGCTGCGCGTGTATCCGGGTGCGGTGCCCGACGGCAAGGCGATCGACGATCATCGCCTGCGGCGCCTGTTCGAGACGCCCAACCCGGTCACCGACGAGTTCGCGTTCTGGGAACTGAGCGAGACGTACATCAACCTCGCGGGCACGAACTTCTGGCTGGTCGTCAAGGGGCGTGACGGGCTGGCCTCGCAGATCTGGCCGGTCCGGCCGGACCTGGTCGGCGTGTTGCCATCTCAGAAGAACCCGGCCGACTACGTGTGGATCTACCGACCCGACCCGGTCAACCCGCAGATCATGGTGCCGATCGAGGACGCTGGCAGTCCCCGGGCGAAGGACGCCCCCGTGGTGATGATCCGCCACCGCTTCCCCAACCCGAACCCGAACGACCTGGGGCAGCCCTACTACGGGCAGGCGCCGCTACGGCCGGCGGCGCGGGCGACGTCGCTGGACAACGCCGCCACCGACTACGTCGACACGATGCTGCGCAACAACGGTCTGCCGTCGGTGGTCATCGAGTCCGAGGCGGAGATCACCCCGACGATCCACGCCCGGCTGAAGTCGTTCTGGGCGCAGGCGTTTACCGGGATGAACCGGGGCACGCCCGCGTTCCTGCAGAAGGGCATGAAGGCGAACGTGCTCGGTCTGAACCTGACCGACCTGGAGTTCCCGGACCTGCGCGACATCAGCGAGACCCGCATCTGCGGCGCGTTCGGTGTGGAACCGATCCTGGTTGGTACCCGGGTGGGGCTGACCCACAACGCGTACAAGGACTATCACGAGGCCCGCAAGTCGTTCTGGGAGGAGGCGATGGTTAGCGAGCAGCGCCGGTTCATCGAGCCCGTTCGCTCCCGCCTCCTGCCAGCGTTCAACGGCCAGGGCAAGCGCATCGTCGCGATCCGCTGGGACAACTCCGAAGTGATGGCGCTGAAGGAGGCCGAATCCGACCGCTGGTCGCGGGCGATCTCGGCGCTCAACGCTGGCGCCATCACGCGCAACGACTTCCGGCGGATCGTCGGGCTCGATCCGGTACCCAACGGGGACGTGTTCCTGACCCCGTCCGGTGTGGTCGAGCAGCCCGTGGGCGAGACGCTACCGACGCCCGCCCCGGCGGCGAGCGTCGCGGCGAGCATGGTGATGCACGCCGCCGAGTTCGGCATCGAGCTATCCGCCGACGAGCTTGACGCGTTGGTGGCCAAGACTGGATCGGAGTATTGACATGGCTGAGCGAGCCGAATGGTTGAAGATCGGCACCGGCGGCGTCGTGCCCATGCACTTCGACCCGATCGTCGAGAAGGACGACGCGGGCCCGGGCTCGGTGACGGGTTGGGCGTCGGTGTACGGCAACGTCGACCTGCAGGACGACATCGTCATGCATGGCGCGTTCGACAAGACGATCAAGGATTGGAAGGCGTCTAAGCGGGTCATCGCGCTGACGAACGGGCACGACAACTCCGCGGCCGGCACGGTCGGGCACGTCACCGATCTCAAGTCGACATCGTTCGGCCTGAAGCTGTCGGGCGTGTGGGCGGCCACCGACGACGCCCAGTCGATCCGCACCAAGACCAAGGGCGGCAGCGTCGGCGGCATGTCCATCTACGGACCCGTCATCGTCGCGTCGTTCGAGGAGCATGAGCAGCGCATCATCCGCGTCGCGAAGGAGATCGCGCTACTCGCCGTCGGGATCACCCCGATCCCGGCCAATCAACTGTCGCTGATCACCGCCGCGAAGTCGCTCGATGACCTGTACGGCGAGGACGACGACGTCAAGACGAAAGCGTGGATCTGCGACATGAAGTCCGCGCTGTCGCTCGTGTCGAAGGACGTGCGGCGCCTCACGCTCGATGCCCTGATCAAGGCGTACCCGAGCGCGACGGTCATCGAACCGCCCGCGGCGCCGGGTGCGGCGCCACCAGCACCACCAGCGCCAACGAGCGTGACCGACGACGCGTCGGCCTATGCTCTTTCCATCATTGGCGAATCCGGGCCGCCCAGCGAGGCACCCGGCGGCGAGCCGATTGATTCACTCGCCGGTCTGCGAGCCGTAGAAGCGGCCGCAACCCAGGCCGATCTCGATGCACTACTGGCCGAGATCAACCAGACCGGATAGGAGTCGAATCATGCCCAACGGCGTCACAGTCAAGGACCTCCAGACACGAGCGGTGCAGTGCATCATGCTCGCGCGCACGATCAGCGACCGCTACGACGACCCGATGAAGATCACCGGGGAGGACCTCCAGAAGCAGAAGACGCTTCACAAGGAGGCCATGCGTCTGCGCGAGCTGGCGATCACCATGAAGCAGCAGGACGACCTCCAGACCTGGAGCGAGCAGCCCGACCAGATCCCCGACGCACTGTCGGCGCAGGCGTTCGCGCAGGCCCACGCGGTCGAGAACGGGCCCCACTTCAAGGAGGCGATGGCCGCCAAGCAGCTCGAAATGTTCGCGAAGGCGATGCGTACCGGGTGGAAGAACCAGCAGTGGTTCAACGCGCTCGACGTCGCCGAAAAGGCGGCGCTCGTCGAGGACGCGACCGGTGAGGTCATCGTCCCCCACGACATCGCCGGCCCGATCTTCAAGACGCTCCCGCGCCTGGGCATCTTCCGCGGCTCGGGCCCGACGATCCGACCCACCAACGGCAACAAGGTCGATCTGCGCTCGATGACCGGTGCGACCGCCGGGTGGGGCAAGGTCGAAGTCAATGCCGGATTCGGCACCGGCCAGACCGCCGACGTCGTCCCGTCGACCCCCGTCGACGTCGTTGAGGTTCACGACCTCGTGGCGATGTCCCGCGTCGGTGTCGACGAGCTGGCCGACACGGACGTCAACCTGGTCACCCTGATCCAGGGCATCATCGGGCAGAAGTTCGCCGAGGTCGAAGATGACGCATACGCCGCGGGCAACGGCGTCAGCAAGCCGTGGGGGCTCGCAGCCCGGGCGACCGCGGCGGCCAACACCATCACGCAGGCGGTCACCGCCACCGCGTCGGGCACCCCGACGGGTGACAACCTCAAGTCGATCCAGTACCGCGTCCCGTCGCGCTTCCGCACCAACGGCGCCTACTTCGCGTCGGCGGATGCGGCCGAGGCGATCGCCCTGCTCAAGGACACCACGTCGAACTACCTGTGGCAGCCCTCGATCCGTGCGGGTGAGCCCGACACGTTGTTCGGCAAGGCGTTCTACACGCTCGAAGGTCTGCCATCGATGACAGCGACGACGGGCCTCACCGAACCGTCGGTCATCTTCGGTGACCCCAACGCCGGCTATCTGCTGGCGGATCGCCAGACCATCACGGTGCAACGGCTCGACGAGCGGTTCGCCGAACTGGGCCTGGTCGCGTTCATCTTCAAGATGCGGGTCGGTGGCGACGTCATGCGTCCGGCGGCGTTCGCGAAGTACCTGCTCTAAACGATCTACCCAATTGCGGCCCTAGCGCCGCGAACCGCAGTAACAAGCGACGGGCCCGGTCCTGCAGGGCCGGGCCCATCGTTCACACCGAGGAGGCACGCATGGCACGCACCACCGCACGCACGCGGACGTCACACACGATCCCGGCGACGCCCGCACCCAAGGACCACGAGGCCCGCCCAGCGACGCCGAGCGACCCGGCCAACGGTCCGGCACACCCGACGTCACGTAAGCCCAACGCCCCCACCGCTGGTGGCGGACATGGAGGAGGCAACAAGTGAAGGTCAAGGCAGGGCAGACGGTCCACACCCGCACCGCGTCGGGTCGGACGTGGTCGGTGATGGAGGGCACCACCGCCAACATCGACGACAAGGACACCGACCTGATCGCCGCCGTCCACGAACTCGCCAAGGCGGGCATGGTCGAGGTCATCAAGGAGGCGAAGGACCAACCCGACGACGACGATGACGAGCCCGACGCGCCCGACGACACCGAGCCGGCCGAGCACGACAACGTCAAGGCCGCGACGGTCAAGCCGTCCGCGACCACCAAGCCATCGACAGCATCGAGGAGCACTGGTCGTCGGTGAAGATCCTTTGGCACAGCGTGGCCCCGTGGGTGGGCACCGGATACGGAATGCAAACCGCCCAGGCGACCCCTCGCATCCAAGCGATGGGGCACGATGTCGCGATCTCCGCGTACTACGGGCTCGCCGGCGCGCTGCAGCGCTGGCGCGGCATGACCGTCTACCCGACGTACGCCGAGACCTACGGCAAGGACACGCTGGTGCCCAACGCGCTGCACCACTTCGGCGCGAAGGATGGCGACAAGATCGGTGAGGTGGCCCGCCGCGGACTGGTCATCACCCTCGGCGATGTGTGGACGTTCGCGATCCCGTTGCTGTCCGACCTCAACGTCGCCGCGTGGGTGCCCATCGACCACGAGACCGTGCCACCGATGGTCGAGCAGTGGTTCGGCGCGTTCGGTGCGATCCCGATCGCCATCTCACGATTCGGTGAGCGCAAGCTCGCCGACCTCGGGCTCGATCCGATCTACGTGCCCCACGCCATCGACACATCGATCTTCTGCCCGGGTGACAAGAAGGAGGCGCGCGAGCGGGTCGGCCTACCCACGGACGCGTTCGTGGTCGCGATCGTCGCCGCCAACGTCGGCCAGGACGCCGCCCGGAAGGCGTTCTATGAGCAGATCCTCGCGTTCGCGTCGCTGCGCAAGCGCCACCCCGATGCGGTGCTGGCATTGCACACCGACATCAGCCACCGCAACGGCGTCGACATCCCCACCCTGCTCTCGGACCTGCCCAGCGGGTCGTACGTCATCAGCGACCAGTACCAATATCGGATCGGCACCCCGGCGTCGACGGTGGC